AATTTTAAAGTACTAGGATATTGAGTATTATAAAACAAACCATAATTACCATAATTATGAAACCATAACTTATTAGACCATAACTTATTAGAACTATTAGTTGATATTAAATATTTATTACTATTAATATATAAATTAGGTGTAAATGAATACATACCTGTAAAAGCATCTAATATTTCAGAATAAGCTAATGTAAGATTTTCATTATTAGTAGTATCTTCAGTTAACACATTATTAAAAGTATATAAGAACTCATTATGATAATAGTCATATGTAGTTATAATACCTTTATTAATAATAGGATTATCATTCTTTAATAATTCATTATGTAATCTTTTAATAACAAAGTTTCTTTGACCTTTAATATCAGATACAGGAGTTACTGATTCACCATTAAATAAGTATATCTTCTTATGTCTAGCATCAACAAATGTTATAGCTGATTGAGATCTATATACTGACCATTGATGTACAGTACCAGTATCTATAGCTTTATAATAATGTTTTTGAATAACATGAGCATCAGTACCATTACCTAATTTAATAGGTGTACCAGCAGAATCATTAATCATTGATACAGGATTAATTAATAACATACCAACACCTCTATCTTGTAGATAATACATATTTTCTTTAAGAGATATTAAAGCATTAATACCACCATAATTACCTTCTACATCATAAAAAGCATCAGTTAGATATACAGCCCATGAATCTAATGGTTCATTATTAAATTTAAGTTCAGACCAATAGATTCTATTAATCCACTCATCTGCTGATTGAAAGTTTAAAGGTTTAGGAAAATATGTTTTAATATCATTCTCGGCATTGTTATAAGACTCATAGGAATAAGTATCTTCTCCATAACCACTATCATTTATTAAACCAATATCTGTTCTATTACAATGCGCTCCTAGTCTAACCTCTGAGTTATAACTCATTGTTGAAGGAAAGAAAAATGAAGTACTAAACTTAGCTTGCCTATTCCCTAACCCTGTAAATACATGAGATAAATTATACTGGTATACGGTATAATCTGATCCAGCAGCTTTCACTGTTTTCATCATATCATATATTGTAGTATATACATCTCCACCAAAATTAATAAAAGTTATATTTTGATTTCTATTAGCATTATCTAATGATGTAGAAATAAATTCTCCACTAGGAATATATTCATTATTAGCACGACTACTATAAGTAGCACCACCATATAAAGTATTGTTTGGTTTATAATATAAAGCCAATAGCTTTTTAAAAGAAGTATCATTAGGTACACAACCATAAGTTGTTGCTGTTGGTAACTTATTATTTAATTCTAAAAATAATGTTTGTTTTCCTAAACTAGGATTACCTGTTGCAGGGAATAATGGTATTGTAGAAGAATAAACATCTACTCCATAATTCTTTATAGTATATCCTCCACTAGCAGATTGAGAAGTATTACCAGACATATAGTTTGCTTTTACAATAGTAAAATCATTTGAATTTGTAGATAAGAAATCTTGATAATCTGCATATAATGATTCATCCACCATCTTCATAATAAAGAACGGTTCTAATGGGCCTGAATCATTATTGGAAGCTGTAGCAAATGGTCCACCTGCAGGACCACCATAAGTATGATCATTAATTCTGGCATTATCTGGTGGAACATTTGCCCCAGATATATCTATTCCTTTTGTACCAAAGTATGCTCTATAAGAATTACTACCACTAGTACCATTATAATTTACACATTTTAATCTACTTCTAACTAGAATTTTATCTCCTGCTGAATAAGATGGTCTTAATCCAGCATCCATATCCCAACAATCAAACATTTTAAATTGTCCTATTGGAGATGAACCATCATCAAAATCTGAATTTAAAGTTTCAATATGCCATTGATCTGGATAAGGATTGTAATATCTTTTAGTTGGTGTCGGAGGTGTTCCAGGATTATTAAATGTAGTAACTCTTGTATCCCAACTTGCTGGTAAAATTGCGCTGGTAGTATTACTTCTATCATTAGATTCAAAAGGATTAATCATTCCAACTCCCCAAATAGTTCTGTTATTACCTTCTCTTTTTACCCTTACAATTTGATACCCTCCAATAACATTTTGAATTGAGGTTATATTAACTGTAAATTTAATATATAATACTTGTGTAAATTGATCTGCATCATGAGGATATGGTTTATAATAACTTAATCTAAAGTCATTAATCCCTTCTCCAGCAGCAGTAGCATCAGGATTATTATTGAAATCTCCATAACTAGGCATCTTAATATCACCAATCCATTTAGTAAAATATGGATTACCTTGTTTATCAAAGAATTGAATACCAAATCTATAAATTTCCTCATGTTGAAATCCTTTTAATAAAGAAGTCTTCTCAGGTTGTTTTAAAGAATAGTATTTACTATTTTGAGGATAAGTATAATCAGTTAGAGTAATAGTTCCTGTATCAACATTATTTTGTCTAAAAGATGCTGAAGGAGGCAATGTACCAATATCATAATTACTAGTAGATGCAATTGAAAATCTAACATCAGAACTAATACTCCAAGTACCAAATTCGTAAGAAATATTAGGTCCTTCTCCTCCAAGTATTTTAGTACTAGTTGCAGTAGAAGGTTTTAAATAGCAAGCATTAGATGAATAGTTTCCACTATTATCATAATATTCATTTATACAATCTTCTGTTTGTGCTAATGCAGCAGCTGTTGTAGGAGTATAAATAGCACTAGCACCATTATTTTTTAATACAATATTTCCAGCATCATTTGCTCTAAAACATCTAGAATCAAAAGCTTCTAACTCTTTTCTAGGTGCTCTAACATTACCCCAAAATAATCTATTATCTTTAGTATCACATGTTTTAGCATGTGTAAATGTACCATTAAATAATAAAAACTCTTCAAGAGTAACTTCAGTGTAACCTGAAGTAGATGCATCAGAATAAGTAATATTCATTACTTCTGTTATAGGTTGAACTCCCATAGAAGTTATAACTGGTACAGAAGAATCTGTACTTCTATATGTTACAATAGGTTCAATTTGATCGTAGGTTGTATCTAAATTACTTATGTGCCAAGTAATACTTTTACTCGATGCTCCAGTAGCTCCTTCATATAAATCAAATGCAGTAGATTCAGCATTAGCGGTTAAGTAAACTGGTAAGGATAATTCTGAATAGTTTGTTATAGAACCTAATACTTTAGATAATCTATAAGCCATTTGATAGCATCCAGCATCTAAACTTCCAGAACCAATAGAATTTAATGTAGGTTGTACAAATTCTATTTTAGGAATAACACTCAATTGACTTGGATTTAAAGCCATTAATTGAGGTTGAGCAGTATTGATAGTTCTTATTTTATTGTAATTATCTGACCAATAAATTCTCTTAATATCCATACTCTCATATCTACCTGTAATAGCAGAAGGAGGAATTGGATGATATTTAGTAAAATCTAAGTTATTAGAATATAATAAGGTTAAGGTGTGTTGTTTACTAATATCATCAATATTTAATTTCCATATAGCACCTTGATAATATAACTCATCATTAGATGGTATTTCACTAGTTACTCCTGCTGGACCATATGTAGCATCATTTGGTGCAGTAATAACATAAACATCATTTAATATAAATGTAGAGCCTATTGGTATAACATCTGCACTAGATACTCCTAATACATAAGGATTAGTTGTATTTTGAGTTAATGAATCAACAACTGTAGGATTTGCAATATTACCTTTATTACTAAAATATAATGTAGCAAGTGTTCCTGCTGTAGATCCTGAATAACTATTTGTTATTACAGTTGGTACTGAAGCAACAGTTGTACAATCTTGGTAAATAGGTTGTTGATAAAATACTACATAATTATCCTTATAGGCCACAGCAAATGTTTTAGTAGTAGCAGTACTATTTTGATAACAATTAGGAAAGTTTGCAATAATAAAATTATATATATCTAACCCTTTAGTACTATTATTAATAGTTAAAGTATTAACAGGTGTAGTACTATTAATAGTCATAGTAACAGTATTACTATTACCTACAGCATCACTATTACTACCTTCTTTTAAATATAGTTTATAAACTGCTTGTAAATCAGGAAATGTAATTTTACATTCATTACCTTTAATATTTACTAATGAACCATTAGAAGCTCCTAATTCATTTAATCCTCTAAAGTTTAATGCTTGTAAATATGAATCTTTAGAATGTATCTGTTTAGATACATCAGAATTCATACCATTTGAAAAACTTGAAATAGCTTCCATTATATTTTTTCTATTTTAAAAGTTTTATAATTACCATTTCTATTCTTTATAGATTGGTTTATCACGCTAGGATCATTTATATTATTTACTTTACAGAATTCAGGAATTGAATTATATATAGTTTCTATGTTAGTATTAGTATTAAGTACTTTTATCTTGTTCTTATACTCTTTTAACTTAGGATTAAAAATATTAGTATAAGAGAATACAAATCCTTTCATATATTTTATTTTATTTTTACAGCATTTTACAATAGAACTTCCATCTATATTTAATTCTTGTTCTGCTTCTTTTATAGAATTAAATTCTTTTAATAAATTACCTGTTAGTGTAAATTGAAATACCTTCTTTTTTCTTAATTCAATAGATTTTAATCTAGCTTTGTCTAAATTTCCAAACTTTAAGTTTCTTATTGTTGCATTATTAGATTGTAACTTAGTTAGTTCTTCTGATTTTAGAATATTATAACCTTTCTGTCTACTAGTTGAGTTATAAGACAATATATAAGCATCTTCTTTAATAGATAGGTTTTCAACATCACAATATTCTAATATAGAGTATTCAAAATTTTCAATACCATATTTATTTACTGATCTTTGTAAATGAAATGAATGATGTTTATTATTTCTTAATTCTGATAAATGTACATTTAATCTTTGCTTTAAAGACTTAGATTTACCTATATATACTTTATTATTAATTAAATTTTTAATTTGATAAATTCCTGATTCCATATATTAATATTTAATTCTTCTTTCTTGTTTGTTAGTATTTTGAAAAAATCCATTATATGAATTTTGTTTTGGAATAAGTCTAACCATAATATTTTTAAGATTCTCAAGTTGAGCAGCATTTGGCATATTAGCAGCACCTCTAGCACTCTTAACATAAAATAAATAATCTTGTTCAGATTTTTGAAATACTTTATCAGGTAATTGTCCTTTTCTCCAATCTTGATAATCTAACATATAAGTTACATATTTAGCACAGGCTTCTAAAAAGTATACATCATCTGGTATCATTGGATAACCATCACAATCTACAGGCATTCCTAAATAAACCATACATAATTTATCAGGACATTTTTCACTTGTAGAGTTTTTAATATCTGTAATAATATAACTATCATTAATATAAAAGTTATATTCTGTACAACATTTAGGAATCATACATCCTTCACATTGATAATTATGAGCTAATGTATTTGTAGCCCAATGTAAAGGTTGTCCTTGATACATTATATCTACAAGTTTATAGAATCCATTAGGTAAACAAGCTTTACCATCAGTTAATTCTATACATTCAGATATTTCTTTAAATTGGGAATAAGCCCCAACTTTAAGTAATACTTCGTTAGACCATTCTACAATATTAGAAAAGTCTATTTCTTTATTTATACCTAAATCACGATATAATTTAGCGGCTACTACGCCAACACTTACATAACCTGAAATCATTATTTATAATAGTCTATACCACTTTTAACAGCAGTGTTAATTAATCTAGAAGCCATTCTTACAGGTTTAAAATGATAATACATTTTACCTTTAATTAATGCTTTACTTTTATTCCATTTCCATCTATAACCATATTGTTCACCATAATAAACAGTATAACCTAGTTCTTTAGATTTTTTATAATCTACTTTCCATTTATATTGTTTATCAGGATCATATCTATTCTCAAACTTAATAATCTGTAAACTACCTCCTGAATAAGGTAATTTAAAAGTACCATTTGATAATACATAATCTCTAATTATAGTATTAGCTTGTCTTATTATTTTTGCAAAAATTTTATAATCTTTATAAGGTAGTTTCTTTTTAATACAATTTTCCTTATAATAATCATAATAATTTTTTAATCCTTTCTCTGTTGTATATCCCATTATAATCCTTTAATATTAGGTTGTTCATTAATATTAGCTCCATCATTCTTATTATCAGCTGGAAGTTGTAAGAATGGAAATACTTTAGTTTTAAGTACTATATTAGTAATATCATTAGCCATTTTAAGACTGCAAGGATATGTACTATTCCATCCAAAACAAGCATTATTAGAACAATTAATATAACTTGATAAATCTGAAGGATCTTCAAATATAGCATATACATTAACAGTTTCTAATAACTGATCATTAGTTATGTAAAGATAGTTATTTTTTAGATACCAATTACTTTTATTTCCAGTATATTTATTATATTTATTATAAACTGCTTCAAATACATTAGATCTAGTTATAATTTCACCTGTAGGTTTAGTAACTCTAACAATATTATTATCATTATAAGTTTCAATAGTAGA